AAGAATATAAGAGCTGAAACTGATTTCAAACCAGGACAAATTGTAGTTATGGCTGATGCTTATGAACGATATCAATTTGTTGTATTTGTTCGGAAGGATGAAAAAGGTCAAAATATCATTCTTACGAAGAAATCTCCAAAAGATAATGCTCCAGAAGAAACTCAACCAATTGGCGAACTGTTCGGTTATTCAACTCATGAACCCATTATCCAAAACTATAAACCAGCTGAAGCAAATCTTAATGAGGATGAGTTAATTGAAGTTTATGTTATGAGTAAATAAAATTGTTTCGCTTCCTCAATAACTTTTCTCTGAATCACTATCGCTCTGCAGGAAAAAATTGATTTTATAATTGTATTATTTTATTGTTTTATTCATTATGATTATTATTATAATGAACGAGCGTCAACAATGGATAAATCGTGGTATCAAAAAGAATGCCAATTATATGATTATTGCTTGTAATGGAGAGTCTTGTGATGATTATCCAGTTTATTGTTATTCAAAAGAAGAAGTTGAAAATAAACTTAGGACAGAATTTAACTTTTTTAATTTAGATCTGAAAACACATCATGGAGTTATTGATTTAAATAAATATAAGGAAACTCATATTATAGAACAAAAGAGTCATTCTATAAACCAAGTAAAGAAAAATTGTTATGAAAAAGATGGTAAGATACGTAAATACCGCCATATGCAATTAAGAACCTTAAATATGTAGGATTGATTTATGAAAAATTTATTTATCAATTAAATATATAATGAACTATCAAAACTTTGCTGATTATAATAATGTTCCGCCTATTTATGGCAGAGAACCAGAAGCTTTTTATGATGAAGGTTCCGGAATTCCTCAAATGAATCAAGATAATATGACCATTCAAGACGTTTATAGAACACCTTTCTTATTTAATCAAGATCATAGAAGAAATTTTAACAAAATGGTTCCTATTGCACTCAAAGGTATCCAGAGCGAAAGCGAATTGAGCAAATTGTTTTTTTCTGATCAAAATATTCAACGGATCCAAAAGATGATTCAAAAGGCCGTAACAGAAGCTACTAAGGGCGAATTTAAGCTTGATACATTACAAGATCCGAAAGATGTGTTTATTGTGATGAGAGCCACATATATGGAATACGCACGGTCGCTCCCAAACTATACTGTGAGACAGTGTAAAGCGCTGAACCGGAAAGTCGTTAATGATTGTATCGGCGGTATTCTCACAAATCTAAGACAAAGCCATGGATATTTAAAGGAAATCAATAAACCGTTATCACCAATTCCAAGACCAATCAACGTCAATTCTAAAGGCCGCCGCGTCTTGCCAAGTGTTACAACCTCACTAGGATTCTAAACTACTTAAAGAATGAATAATACATATCAGTATTATCCATAACATGGAAGAATGGAAAAAAATACCTAATTTTTCTAATTATTTGGCGTCGAAATCAGGTAATATTAAAAATAATATAACACAACAAACATTAAATCCTTCCAGTAAAGTTGGATATATTAGTGTTCATATTTCAAATGATCAAGGTAAATCTAAATCAATAGGCATACATATTTTAGTTGCAAAAACATGGATTCCTAATCCAGAAAATAAACCGACTGTTAATCATATTAATAAAAAGAGGAACGATAATCGAGTTGATAATTTGGAATGGGCCACACATCAAGAACAAGCTAAACATAGAATCGAATTTAATAAACAAAATAATATCAAGATTAATGCTAATACTGGAAGACCACTATGGAAATGTAATTTAGAAACAAAAGAAAAAATACAATTATATAAAACTTTAAAAGATGCAGCAAATGATGTTACTAGCGATGCAAATAAAATTTCAAAAGCAGCAAGAGGTATAATTCAATCTGCATATGGGTTTTATTGGATTTATGATGATTTAGATAAAAAAGATAAACCAAATGAAAAATGGAAAATATACAAAAAAATTAGAAAAAATATATATTATATTTCTAATTGCGGTCATGTTAAAAACATCTAGAAACGATGAAGGATATCGTTATGTTGAAATTAATGGGAAAAAACATATGGTTCATATTATGGTAGCAAAAAAATTTATTCCAAATATAAATAATTACCCGATTGTTAACCATAAAGACGGCAATAAAGAAAATAATGGGATGTTAAATTTAGAATGGTTTACATCTAAATTAAATGCCCAACACGCAGTTGATACAGGATTGCGCACAGATCTTAAAAAAGTGGTTCATTATGATAATGATAATAACATACTAGGTATATATACATCTTGTGTAAGTGCAGGAAAGGCGTTAAATGTAAATGGGAAATTAGTTCATGATTATTGTAATAATAAAGTTAAACAATGTCATGGCATGAAATTAAAAGTTAAATATTTAGCTCCGACAGATGATATTGTATATAAGAAGATTGATCCCGATACAATACCAATAACAGATGGTGTCAGCCTACGAAAGAGAAAGGTTATCCAATATGATGAACAACATAATATATTAAATATATTTGATTCTGTTATTGAAACAAGTAAAAAACTTGGAATCGGTATTACAACCGTTAAAGATTGTTGCAACGGAAGCAGAGAGAAAAATCATAATAAAAATATTAGAATAAAATATTTATCGCAAACAGATGATATAATTAATAAGAAAATAGATCCAGAAACAATACCAAAATATAATAAAATAAATAAAAGATTAACAAGAGTGGTACAATATAATGACAAATATGAAATATTAAATATCTTCAAGTCAATAGTTGAGGCTAGTCAAAAATTTAACATAAGTACTTCTAGTGTTAAAAATTGCTGTAGCGGAAAAATTAAATCATGTACCAAGAATAATATTAAATTAAAACGATTATCCGAAACAGATGATATTATTAATAAGAAAATTGATCCGACAACCATACCATATTTAAGTGATACTAAACAAACAAAGGTTAATCTATGTGATAGGAAAATAACAATTTATAAAAAGGAAACTAATGAATTTGTAGAAACATTGGATAATATGGTACAAGTATCAGAAAAATATAATCTTTCAGTTAAATCACTTTACAAACATTGTGATGGAAGCGTCAAACATTCCAAATGCAAATATCTGTTCAAATATCACGAAGAAACAACCTAACAACTCCCCATCATCCGATCCAATAAACAACAAACTCCAATAACAAAACTTCTATAATTTATATTATCTTCATCCACGTCATCAACACCTTTAAACTCCTTTTTATTTATTTTCTTACATAATGAATAAATATTCTCCTTTTGTAAATTATTAAAAATAACATTATCAACACAACCTAATAATTTCACTAAATTATCCACTTCAATAAATTCTTCATGATATATCTCTAATAATTTATTTTTCAATATCACCATCTGCATATTACTAAATGGTTCATATGGACATTCTCTAATAAAATGATCCTTTTCATAACAATTAAAACAATAATCACTTGAATTGTTAATCATCTTAGTAATGACTTCGATCTCATTTTCAGGTAGCATTAATTTGGTAAATGAACCACCTCTCACATTATCAATACCATACATACTCATCATGTGTAAAGTATATTTATCCTCATCAAAAATACTACAATTATTAATTACCTTTATCACTTTGATTGGTTTATATTTACTAGTCCAATATGATCCATTATTGCTAAAATGTTTATCAATTCTTAAATCAGCATTAATTGTCCTTCCAATATAATATTTTCCTTGTTCTAATTGTAAAATATAAATACTAACCATTTATACTTTTGTAATAAATAAATTGTTATATAATATGATTAATTCATTTTTTCTTTTTAGGAATAACCTTCTTTGGCTCCTCGTCACTTTCTTCATCATCTGTTTTAAGATATTCATTCATCTTTTTCTTTAATTCTTCATTTTCCATATTAGTTTTTAATTCAGTGGTTAATGACATGATCTTTTCAAGACAAATCTTAAATAATGTATCTTTAATATCATTATCAGTATCCTTATAAACATCACTAAAAAGATACATGTTAACAGTTTCAAGATTCATAAGAATATGGTTTGCAAAATAGTTTAATATTTCTTTTTGTAATTCAATATACTTTTCAACATTAAAAACCATTCGCAAAAATGTCATCCAATTATTTTCTGTTAAGGTTGAAGGAAATTTCTTTAGATAATGGTTTTTAATAATCATTTCGATATTTTTACATTTTAATTGATCAAGTAAAGCATATAATTTAATTATTTCTTGTCCAGTTAAATTTTGCTCAATCACTTTTTCTGAATACATACAATTAAAAACAATATTCACTAGTTTAGAATCATAATCCAAAGTAATAATACCATCAAATCCAGTCATTATAATATAATTTTTAAAAAAGTCGGATGTATATTTCAACACAAAATCATGGCAAATTAATTCGTGATCAGTTGTTTTAATTATGACGTTGCCATCATTATCACCTTGATTATATAACGTTCGAAGTGTAGTTAGCATTTAATATTTTTAACTTAAAATATTAAATTAATACAAATAGATTATCAATTTTTATGTGATCGGAGCAAATAATTGTTATAGCGCGGTTAATCATACGATATTATAAAGTACAATATGATGGTTTTTCGCTGTGATACTATTATTTGGAAATCAAAAGCGAAGTTTTAATATAACAATACTAATTATGTAATATTACATAAAATGCGGTTTCACATAATGACGTTATTATATCAATCCACACTTTATAATATTTTCTCATCAACACTCAAATCCTGTAAATCAATCAAAATAGTTTTAGCATTGTTTTTTTTTAAATAATGCATTCAGTGCATCCGAATTAACCACTTGTGAAAAAGATATATGATCATCTGTTTTATAATCAGATAAAATATTTCCTATTACCACTATACGTTTCCCATAATGTATAGCAAAGGTTATACCAGTTGTAAAGCTAAAGAATTGATTTGTTAGTCCAGATAAAGGATTGCTAATTTTTATTCCATATATTTATTCCATTAAATCAAAATCATCAAATAATTTACCTATTCAATCCGCCATTATAACAATTTATGTAAAATTGAAATATATAATATAAGTATGGTGGATAAAATCATTATCCCTCAACGATGAAATGGAATGGATTTCTCAATTTGATAAACTAACTTTTTCGGATGAAATTGAACTAATCAAATCCAAAGCTCATTTAGCAGGATATAACCTGCTCAAAACATTGCATCAACATAATCAAAAACTAACTTTAATCACCGCAGAATCATTAACTGGTGGATTAATTTTTTCAACTTTAGTAGATATTCCTTTTGGTGGTATTCATAAATATGGTTGTATTAGTGTTTACAATTCTGAATCTAAAAATATGTTTTTGGATGTTATAACAACTAATATTTATTCCCATAAATGTGCAAAAGAAATGGCCATTAATGCATTATTAAAATCAAAGGCCACGATTGCTATCTCTGCAACAGGAAATGCTATGCCCCAAGAAGATAAAAAGGAACATTTAGGAGAAGTGTTTATTGGTATTGCTGGATATGTGAATGATAATACTATTAAAGTTACAACACAAGTATATAATTTTTGCTATTATGAAAACATGGATAAAAATATTAATTTGAAAACAATTATTCACAATAAAATAAATATTCCATTTGACATTATTGATAATTATAATGATCTCCAATTAACTTCTTTAATGGCTCAATATATTAGATATGCAACGGTAGAACGATCGTTGAATATATGTCAAGAATACATAAACAATAATCATTTGATTATTCCATCTATTTGTACTCAAATTACAATACTTTGTGAAGACGATATAATTAATAATGATGATGGCAATATCAGGAAACTGTTAGATATAAATTAATTAGTCTTAAGCTTACCAACACAAAGAGTTGACATAAAAGTTACGACACCTTGACCGGTATGTTTTTTGATTTTGTTAAAATATACCGTTGCATCTGAACCAGCAAATTTTTCAAAAGGTTCTTTTCCGCCTGGATGGTGTTTGATAAAATCGGTGACATCATATACAAAGCCATTAACTACAATCCATCGACTTTTGTCTGTATTGTGAGTGGAGACTTCTTGTAAAGTGTATTCGGTAAGAGGAGTAGACATTTGATATTTGTTTATTATCTGACTAATAAATTTAATTCTATTAGAAAATCAATTTTTTTTCAGATTGAAGAATACTGGATTTAGTATTATTAATTAATAATAATACTATAAAGGAAAACAATTTTAGAATCTTACAATTAAACTATTTAATTACCAGTGCAAGGGATGGCATTGATCTTCTTGTACATGAAGATGGTACCACGGCAACGGGCGCGTTGTTCGAAGGTTTCAATACCACCAATGTTGGCGAATGGTGAATCAGAAGGAATGACCGAGATTGGATCGTTTCTAGTGTATTTATCACCATCTTCAATCATAACACCAGCACCTTGAGGATCGTAGAGGAGGCAGGTTTCCTCATAACGACCAACTTCGCGTGGGATAATGACCATGGCAGTGCAACCGACAACGAGGGATTTACCACCAGCTTGAGTCTTCTCAACAGCAACAACTGAGCGAAGTTCATATTCGTCATTCAAGATGTTAATGCTGCGGGGAGCATTGACAGGATGTTCATTGAGTGATTCCCAACCAGTGACAGTCATAGGAAGGTTAGTGAAGTTGCATGGAACATTGAGACGAGCAACGTTGACAGATTGGTATCTGCGTCCAACATAGAAGAAGAGGACATCATTGCTGTGAACAATTTGCATGGAACGAGGAACAAAGTTCTTTTGTTCAACAAACCATTGGACTTGAGTAACGGCTTCTTCTAATGAAACGGCCTTGGAAATGCCAGGAACATGGTGAGGAAGACGAAGAGTAATCATTGGAACTCTGGTAAGACTGTTTTCAAGGGGTGTAGGGGCCATGTGTTGAGAACCTAAGATTGATTGAGAACCTGAGAGTAAACCACTCATTCTGTTGAGGCTGACATATGTAGGGTAGAAGGAGAAAGCAGCAAGTAATCTGCGGAGAATGGTACCTTCGTCCTTAACATATGTAAGATCGGGAGCGTCGTGGGTGACAGTTCTGCAGTTCTCAAGAGTTTGCATGAAGCGAACAAGGCTAGCAGTATTGTCATAATAGTATTTACCTTGACGGAGATTCATGACAGCTTCCCATAATTGGATTTGGAGAAGATATCTGTTCTTGAGATCAGCAACTGCGTTTGTAACAGTGCATGCAGTGTCATTAGGATCAATGATCATATTCCAATAAAGTTGATGATCAGGAAGAGTCATAATGGGTTGTTCATTGACTTTGCGTTGAACAATGTAACCAATGTTTGACATGAGCATTTGTTCTTCAAGAGCGTTAATCTTGGGCAAGAAGAGAGCCGCAATCACAGGGTGAACATATGAGTATGGGTTATGCTTATCGCGGTTGAATTTACCAGAGAGAGCTTCAGGAGCGCAATCTTGATAGGTGAGGGTTTGAAGGATAACTTGAGCATGGAGAGGTTTGGTTTCACCATATTTGTTAACAATTTCCTCAACAATTGATTGGTCTTCGGCCTTAACGTTAAGTTTTCCACTGGCTACGAATGAATCATAACCAAGAGTCTTAGCCATAAGAGATGATGGCATGGTTTGGGCATAAAGAGGACCTTTCTCAGTGGTCGCCATGATATAGAATAAATCAAATTCGGGATCAGAAAGTTTAAGTTTCTTGATGTATTTCTTAGCTTTGCGCATTAGTTCGCCTTGAGTAAGACCAAAACCACCATAACGATCAAAGATGAATTGCTTGAATTTTCTAGCCCTCTTATAAAGGGAAGTAATCAAATCCTTATAAGCATCGTGAACTTTGTCAACTAAATCCTGATTGTTTGGATATTTGGAACGGAGCTTTTGAAGAGCTTGTTGATCAGTTGCTTTTGATCTAATTAAATCAACAACTTCACGATCGACTTGTGACCCTTTACTTTCGTCACCTCTAGTATCTCGGTAAGATTTTTCTGCCATTTGTATTGTATATACTATATATAATAAAAAAAAATTTAATTATTTTTGATTTTTTCTATAATTTATGTTTTCTTGTTTTTAATATAAATTACTTGTCTTCGTTCAAATATTGCAAAAATTCATTTTTTTGTTTCGCGGTCAAAACTGTTTTTATATCTTTTTGAGAATCTTTAATTTTGTCTATCTTGATTAAAGATTCTATTTGTTCTAATTTAATATTATAAATATTTAATAATTCGGCACAATCTTTTATATTACCTTCATCAATAAGTTTTTTAATAATTTTATTTATATATATATAATCTTCTATATCCATATTTTTTAAACAATCGTCTGTTTTTAAGATATTTTTTTTATTAATTTTTTTAATGGAAGTTTTATTTAAATCAGTTGAAAAACCTAAACGGATTTTTTCTATATTTTTATTTTTATTTACTTCTTCGCATAAATAATAAGAAGGTAAAGATGTAGTATATAATCCATGTATATCCTGCATATCCCAATTTTGATCTCCATAAATATAATTTTCTATAACATCTCCATCGGATAATAATTGTGAAATTTTATTAGTAAGATCAAATTGTCTAAGTGGATCATGTATATTAGTAATTACATTGTTTATATAATTATGATGTATCATCAGTGGTAATAATGTTTTTTCATCTTCATATAATCTTAGACAATTATTAATATTAGTATACTCGTAAAATAGTATAGACGTTGCTGTAAATAATTCCATATTTACATTTTTACTTGTAGATCTCGAAAAATAATCTTCAAGAACAGCCAGATCAATTTGTTTGTTATCATAAGTGTTTTTTATATCATGTAATGTATAAATAAGTCGTCTAATATCACCTTGTGAATGTTTTATTAATTTATTTATTATAACCTCGTGGTCAATTCGAAGATTTTCTGATTTAGAAATTTTAACCAATATCTTTTTCATATCTGAGGGAAATGGAAGAAAGAATTTTATTTCCATTGACGTCTTTTTTATACTAGTAATTAATTTATTATGCTGATTGTTTGAAATAAAGATAATCGGACAATACCAATTTGCATCATTTAATTTTTGTAATGATAATATGTGTCCTTTTTCAACACTAGATGATATTGATTCTAATTCATCTATAACAATCGCGTTTTTACTAATCGAATCATTATTCATAATTGACAAAACATTTGATGTTAACATAATTTTATTGATGATATCGTCAACACTTTTAATGTTCTTTAATATGTTCAAGTTAATATTATGTACTTCATAATTATATTCTTTCAAAACAATGTTAACTGCTGTTGTTTTACCTACTCCGTGATCACCAGTAGCTATCACACAACTTGTAAATTTACTATTCGGATCATTCTTATCTTTCTTTTTTTGTTTTTTATCCGCTTTAAGATTATCTCTTTTTCTTTTTTCATAATTACCAAGCCACGTGCTTAATGTTCTGACTGCAGTAGTGTTTGTGATTAAATCAGAGATTTTCTTTGGCTGATATTTATTAATCCATTCTGTTGTCATAATGTTAAAATATAATATAATGATATCTTTATATTATTTCCATATATCAAATTTTTGAAGCATTACGTATTTCAGACAAGAAATATCGATTCGTCATCTGATTCTGTATCATTATTATTTAAATATTTTATTAGTTCATCAATATTTTTTTCATCATCTGACAATTCCTCATCTTGTTCTATTGTTTTGCCAAATTGTGTTAATAAAAAATTTTCTGTTAGTAATATTCCTTGTACATCGTCTAATTCTTTTTTTAGTTTATTATTCTTGTATGTTTTTTCATAGTTTATTTGTATATTATCCGAATTATTATCATCTTTGTTCGTATTATTTGTATTATTTGTATTATTTGTATTAAAAATATTATTAGCACTATTTTTAATGTTGGGGTAATTATGTTTATTTTTTTGTCTTATATATGGTACTAATCCGCGTTCAGTTAAATGAATGGCCTGACAATTTGGTCTTTTGCAATTTCCGTATACTAAATCATCATAGCATACTCTATATTTAATATTAACGGCTCCATTTCTACAATTATAACCACCAGGACATTGACCTTTATTACATAATGAACACACTTTTGTTAATTGAAGTAACGAATCGTATAACGCAGGGTCTATAATAAAATCTATATTACTCAAATCTTTTGCAAATTTAATTATTGTATATGCTTTATGTCTTAGTGGTTCCATCTTCTGTTCATTTAAACCATGTGCATACATACATTTATTACCATAATTACATTTCTTATTATTCAACATTTTAAAACATAATATTTTTTTTTCATTATCTTTATCATTATTATTCCAATCCATAATATTCCTTATCTTATAAACCGATTATTTTTTAAATCATTTTGACTTATTATTTTATATAAATTTAATTATCTTTATTTTAGGTATATATGTCATCATCTAAAAAAATAATTAGTTTCTACAAAGAAGTTGTTGATTATCATAATAAATTAAATGAGGAAATAAGTCAAAAAATAGACTTAAAACAGAATTATAATTTTAATTTTGTTGAAGAAGCTAATAAACACATTGTAGAAATTTATATTGATAAAAAACTCAAATTAAAAGCAGAATATAATATTGTTGGATTGTATAACATTCCATTGTCTGTTTGGTATTGGAGCTGGAATATTGCGTTTCTAAACAACACTTTGTTCAAGGAATTAGACAAGATAAAGAAATTTGCAGAATCATTAGACAAAAACTATAATGAATTCGATTCGAAAGAAGTTGAAGAATTGCATTATTTGTTGGCAAATGACAATTATTATATTTCAAGTGGTAATATTGAACGATTAATTAAAATCATTTTATATATAACAAAAGGTTTATGGATCTTTCCGATTAATCATAGTGATAAAAAATCTGCAGAATACTTAGACCGCGTTGAGTATATCTTAATTACCAAAATATTGCAAATTAATTAAATTGTTATAGATTAATGATATAAAAAATATTTTTTTCCAGTATAACTATATATAAACTATAATGGAAAAACTCAAAGAATTCTTAAGTAACCCCAGAAATGTTGCCATAGTAGTCGTAGTAATAGTCGTTTTATCTTCTTTATCTATGACATGGTCACGTTGGGTTCGATCATGCCATAATGAAGGATTTGACCCTAAAGAGGAAGTTGTCAAGAAACCAACCATCCCAGATAAGAATGATGCATTTGTTGATGCTAAAACCGGTGCCGTAATGGATGGTCCTGGCTTTGAAAAAGGTCCAGTTGAAGGTATAACACAAGATTCTCTTGCGAATATTCCTTCTAACTACTACTTCTTAGATGATGGTGCTGACGGCGAAATGAGCATTCAACACAATCTTTGCAGCAAGTCTTGTTGTAGCAGTCAATGGCCTAAAGTTAAATAGGGCCAAATAACATTATTTGTTAGTCAATAATATCATTATTGGCAACATTGCCAAAGTGCTGGAAACTTCTGAAAATTCATTACCTTTTTAATGGTGAAAATATGAATTAATATGAACAATCAGCAGCCAAGTCCTTTTATTAGGACACAGTTCAACGACTATAAGACAATGGTTTCTATAAAGAAATTAAGATATAGTCTAGCCCTTTATAGTAATATAAAGGTACAAGCGACACCATTTAAACAGAAATATGATCCCTACGTTTGCTCAAATAAAGATTCCTTCGTACCGAGCAAGATCTTTTGTTCAAATACTTTTCAAGATTCAGGATGCCTCTGTTTAACCAAAAAACAAGCGAGCTTCATGTATAATCGGGGTAAACCACATTGCTGCCCCTGTAAGATAAATTAAATATTTTCTTGCAAGTCAAATATTTTTTGGCAACATCTTCAAATTGCGGGAACTTCCTCAGTTATTTATGTACAATATGTTACAATCATAAATAATGGATAATCCGCAGGAAATCAATTCTTCACAGACTGCATGGAGACGGGCATTAAAAACATGCTTAAGATACAGTCGAACGGCCTTGAAAAAGGCATAAAAAAATTTTTTCACGGGCAACGGTCGCGAATGGTTCTAAGCATCAGAAAACACATATTTTATATTGTTTTTACTGGTCAAGAATCATATCAGAAAATTCACTTTATTTATTAATAAAATGAAATTATTTTTTTGTTCTTACTTTATATTTGTAATACCAGACATAAATACTATATTCGGAACCTGATTTATGAGGTGGTCGTCCATGTTCTTCAATCCATTGATCGACTACTTTAACTTTTTGACGGATTTTATCATCCTGATCCCAATACCAATAAGGATATAATGATTCATAAAAATTTATTTCATCATTTGTTAACATATTTTCTTTCTTTTTCTTCCTTAATTTATCACATTTTCGACCCAATTTTTTCTCATATCCATCTCGAGAGCAAATAGACGGTACTTGCTTGTTTTTCAAGATCCAGTTTTTTAGAATATTATTCTTCTCTTCACGTGTTAACTTTTTATTCTTGTAATTATCAATATTTATCTGGTTAAATAATTCTACTTGTTCAGTTGATAACTTATTATTGGTTTTATTAACTTCGGTTCTTTTGAACCATTTTGCTAATGACATTTCTTGCTTGCTTTCTTTATTTAATGTTGGCATTCTATTATTTGTATCTATCCAGATTTTATAATCATTTACACGTGTCACCAAATCTTGTTTTGTTCTATCAATATTCGATTTCCATATCCAATGAGGCAATTCAGATAATTTTAAAATTTGCTCATCTGTCAGTTTATTTAATTTATAATCTTGTCTATAATGACGACATATAATTCCAAGATTTTTTTCAGTTTCATCTTTGGATGTTGATGATGGTAATTTATTATTGGTCTCAATGAATTTTTTAAGTCTTTCATAATTATCAGGAAAAACATTCAGTGGTTCCCATTTCCATAATTCTATATTATTAAAAAATGTAATGATATCATTAGATAATCTTCCATTCTTTTTATTTTGTCGCAATCTATGACATAAATATCCTAATTGTTTTTCTTCATTATTATCTGAACGTTTATTTGGTACTTTTTTATTCAATTCTATAAAGTCTTTTATTTTATTTAGTAAATAAGTAATATCCACCTTTTTCCATACACTGATATCAATTTTATCAAACCATTCATCCAAATTAATTTTCTCATTAATAATAACTTTAGTCTCATCGCTTAGATAATTACAATGTTTTACAATAGGTCTATTTACTGCTTTACCATTTGTTTTTAATGTAAAGTATTCATTAACATCTTCATCACTTTCTGAAATAGCTTTAATTATATTAACCAGTTTAGAGAAATAGAAATTATCACTTAATTTATTAATATCTTCAAAGAAATATGGAACTAATACTTTAGCCATTTGTTTACCATCGCAAGGTCTTATAGAACGCCCAATGCATTGAATAATATCGATTGTACTATCTCTTTGGTCGACAAAACACACACTATCAATAATTGGTATATTGATACCTTCATTTAATACTCTTGCTGTGGTTAATATGGCATATTCAGCAGATTGAAATTCTTTTATGCGTTTTACACGGTCTTTAATTTTTGTATCTCCATCTATTTGTAAAATAGTGATTTTTTTATTTGTATATGGTAATAGTTTTTTTAAGAGATCTTCCATTCTTTCGGAATTTTTTACAGTATTATGATAAGTTATCATATGCGTACATCCATGTTCTTCAAACGCTTTAATGATCATCAAAGCACACGCCAGATAATAACTATCACTTGTATCAATCTCACTTGACTTAACTAATTTACTGTTTTCAATATAATCTTTCACATATTTATTTTCTGTGAATAGTGTCATAATTTGATAATCACATAAGTATTTACCAGTAATTCCTTGTCTCATAGAATATTTAAAAATTTCTTCGCCAAAAATCTTTTTATTATCCATTGAAACAATATCTTCATTATCATCACCTGTATTCTTGTAAATTTTAGGTGTTGCCGTCAAAGAAAGCCGTTTATTAATTTTTAGATTTTTATCATCTAACAAAAATGAAAACTGATGCCCTAATTGTTGACATGTTTTATGAGCTTCGTCTAGAATACACAGATCATATGTAATATTTAATGCTTCTGATGCAAATAATAATTTATCAGCACTTTGATATGTTGTAATGATAACAAGATTTTTATTACTACGAAATATTGCATTACAAAATTTCTTACATATTTCCTTTTCATCTGTTGTTATAATTAAACCATTATTTTGGTAATCTTCTGTTTTAAAATCAGTATCAGAACCAACTAACAAAAATTCTAATTGATAATTGTCAGCTGTTGCTTCTCTAATCCATTCTTTGAAAAACTGTGATAATAGATATAATGATGGAACTCCTATAATGGTAAACTTAGGATTTAAATGTTTATGGTACCAATAAGACATTAATGTTTTGCCAACACCACAAGAAATATTTCCATAACCTCTTGTATTATTTTGATAATATGCAATACATTTATCAAGAAATTCTATTTGGTAATCGCGTTTTGGATGTGATTTATGTGGTTTTATTATCATATTTTGCGTTAATGCTCTTATTTGCTCGAAAAAGTTATTATCTAATGTGTCAAAAAAATCATCATATATTGGTACAATTCTTTCCTTACATCTTCTAATCTCAACATCTATTTCTTTAGTATTGGTCACAAAGAATCCTCCCCGAAATCCTTCACCAACACCAAATGTCATACCCACAAAAGTAGCTAATTCTTTCCATGTTATCGTTTCATCCATATTTGATCTAAATTTGGATTGTACTGCATAATAAGATCTATCTTTCATCAATACGACCAAATCAATCCCCTTATCTCTGACTGGAATATTTAATTCTTTGAATAAATTATTTGGTATTTGATCATATAGCCATACTTTATCTACAATTAATTTGTAATTATCATGAAGCATAAATATGTATTTTGTAATTATCTCGAAAAAATCACCAATTTGCTTTGTAGTATAACCATTAATTTTATAAAAGTCATCAAAAGTATTTAATTTTGGTAATATATCATTTATAAAAATATCGTATGAATTCATTAAATAATATATATGTATTCATACCAATAAATAAACCAATATTGTAATCATAATTTCAACTTTTATTATTCAAAAAAAATGAAATCAATTATGTATCAATAATATCAATCACTACTATTATACAATAAAATGACATCCACTACCCAATCACCATCAGATAATTTCTATCTACATGTTAACAGTAAATGGTTAAATGATCCTGCCAATAAGATTCCGGCCGAATATCCTAAATGGGGCGGTTTTATCAAACTACATGATAACACCCTGAAAGAACAAATTAAATTAGTTCAGACCCTTAAAAATAAAACAGATAAAACAGAAGAAGAAATGAAAATTTCTGCAATCTGGGAAGCATCTGTCACAAGGTTTAACAGTTGGCGTAATAAATCTGCCGATTACAATCCAATCATTCAAGAACTACAAACACTTGAATCATATATTCCGTCAGATACTACACCTCAAGACCTCATTAATAACATCGCAAAATATTATTATTATACACAAGTTAATGGTATTAGCAATGTCTTTGATTTTGATAAAGGCTCTGATTTGACAAATTCTAATAATGTTGTGTTAGATTTTTCTGTTTCTGGTCTTTCTTTACCAAGCCGCGAATATTACACGGAAGATAATTTCAAAGAAAAACGTGAAATGTTCAAACAACATCTTCAAAATATAGCTAATTTACTAAATACAGATCTTGGTTCTGATTTTGTTCAAAATGTTTTTGATTTCGAAAATGAACTTGCCAAATACACCATGAAACGGGAACAATCAAGAAATTACAGTGAATATTATACAAATACAACATTGACAAATCTTTATAAAAATATTAACAGTCTAACATCTTTACCTGAAAAACAAAATAATTATGTTGAATCCGAAAGAGATTTTAAACTCAATGATCTTCAGCTAAAATCAACAGCTGAATTCTTTGAAATGGTTTACAATCTATTCGATTTTAGAAATGTCATGCAGAATAATTCAAATAAATATTTCAATAATGTGGATAATCCGCCAAACATTGAACATGTTACAGTGTTTGATGGTGATGCTGTTCGTCGAGTTGTAACAATGATTCTCACACCAGAAAATCTAGTTAAATACAAGTCCTATTTACAATACAAGATCATTAGTGCATTTAAAGCATTCTGTACTGAGGAAATGGATAATGAATTCTTTGATTTCTATAGCAGAAAACTATCAGGTCAAGCCGAAAAATTATCTGAAGATAAAAGATCAATTCAGACAGTTAATGGTTATGCTGGAGAAATGATGGGTAAAGTATATGTTGATAATTTCTTCCCTGAAAAATACAAAAAAGATATTAGTCAAATGATTCAGGAAATGATTGAAGTAATGAAAGATTCAATTAATAAAAATGATTGGCTTACAACCCCAACTAAAGAAAAGGCTTTAATTAAATTAAACAAATTCAATGTAAAAATTGGATATCCTGATGTATGGAAAGATTATTCTAAATTTGATATTCAAACAGGGGATACTCTATATGATATTGTAAAAAAAGCTAAGAAATGGTCACTATATGTTGAATTTTATGATAAACTAAATTCTGTCTTAGATCGAAATGAATGGCATATGACACCGCAAACGGTTAATGCATATTTCTCACCATCACAAAACGAGATTGTATTTCCTGCCGCCATTCTTCAACCACCCTTTTATTGCAAAACAAATGATGATATTGATTTTGATATCACAGATGAAGTTAAAATGACTGATATGAAGTATGATTTCACAAAAGCAGTTAATTTCGGCGGTATATGTGCGGTAATAGCTCATGAGATCACTCATGGTTATGATGATAAGGGTCGTAAATTCGACGGTAATGGTAATCTTCAAGAATGGTGGACAGAAGAAGATGCCAAATTATTTAAGGAGAAGACTGAACTTATGGCTAATCAAGCTTCACAATATAAATTTGTTGATTCAGATGATAATAAAGAATATAAACTTAATCCTCAATTAACAATGGGTGAAAATCTTGCTGATATTGGAGGTATAAGCCTTGCATTACAAGCAATGAATAAACAACTTCAAAAGAATAATGTCCCACCTCAAATAGTTAAAGCAAATCAACGAGTATTATTCAAATCATTTGCCAATATTTGGAAACAGAATACGAAGAAAGATTATATGATTAATCAAATGACAACTGATCCTCATTCTCCATCAGAATTCAGAGCCAATTTGGTTAAAAATATGAATGAATTTTATGATGTATTTAATGTTACTGAAAATGATAATATGTATATATCACCTGATAAAAGAATTAGAATGTGGTAAATATTTAATATAATATATTTTTTATAATTTTCTCTTATTTTATATATGGCAAATCAAATTGAAACCATTTTAAATAATATTGAAATTATACACAAACGTAATGCTTTTTTTAATAAACCTATGAATGGATTTAAGGTTGAATTAATGCAATTTGACATTAATGCTGATGATTTTAAACTTAATCCAGAATCATTATTATATAAATTTTTGCAAAAAGTAATGGACAGTATTGATAAAAAATATCCAAATATATTTGAGAGATTACCATTATCAATTAAAATACCCTCAACTTTCAATAATCATATTAATAATTATCTGATTACACATCCTGAAACATATAAAAAGGATAAACTAGAATTATTTTATTATTGCAACAAACAAATAATTTCATTTAATACTTTAAAAACTCAAAATGGTATCAAACGATGTGAAAATTTCGTCATTTGTTTATCATTTGTATATTTAAGTTCATTTAGTTTACTAGAAACAGGAAATAAGCATATACTGGAACTTTCCATTATTCAACTTAATAATAAATATCGAACAGATCCAAATTATACAATGCAAATTAATAAAGATGGAAAAATGGAATATATAATAAAAGATCGAATTATAATAGATATCATAAATGATATTATCAAACCAATATTAGAAACGTATAAATAAGTATTATTATTTAAAATACTCAACTGGTTCAGTAATATTAAATTCCCATTCTCCATCAAACCCATTATAATAATTTTTAACAATTTTATACGTCTTTTGCATATCTGATTTCGGCCCAGAATATACATATTTGGCTTCTTCAAAATCTTCATTTAATTTCCAATTACGGCCATTACTACCACCATTAAATCTTTCTATCCATGTTATTGGCAATTGAAGCATATAGTTCTTTTTATATTCACCTAATTTTTTAATATCCTTTGTGGTATTAATTTTATAATGAAAAGTAAATTGATATTGTTTTTCATTTAAACCGTTATAACATTCCATTAACTGGTTGTATGTAACATTCCAATCAAAAAATCGATTATCACAATCCTTTTCAGTAAATTCTATTGCAATATGTTCAAATTCACCCCAATTATACCATAATCTAATTTTCCATTCTTCCGGTAATGCTTTACCGAATTTACTAATTATCCATTGATCATCTGATTTTAAATCAATTGAGACACATGGTTGATCTTTGTTAAGAAATATTTTTTTATAATACCAATATGCATCAAATAACCATTTTGTAATATCTAATGGAATAGATAAATATCCGCTACAAGAATAATCAGGATTTTTGACAACTTGATTATCAACTCCAACAAAGATAGTTCCAGTATCTCTATAATCTTTCATTGCAATAATATCGCCAAATTTGACATTCCATTCTTTTGGAATAGTTGTATGATTTAATTCTTCTTCAGAATCATAGGAACTACCATCTGAACTATCAATTGGATCATATTTTCTGAACGAAAATTGATGGTCATCATATGCATAGTATTTAGCCATAATTAAATAATTAACATGAATTACTTAATTAGTATTATAAAGTTTAATCAAATTTTTAGTCTAGTTTAACCTTAAAAACATTGCTGTAATTATAAACTGCATTAAACCACGAGATTTGATCATTATTGTTCTTATTTGAATTTTGATTAATAACCATCGAATTATAATGCTTTGTTAAGTTAATGAAATCGTTTCTGAAAAGATCAAATGTCTCATATACTCCAGCATAATGATCATATATACGTTTTTGATTAGAGAAGAACTCTTCTGACAATAAGAAAACATAGTCAAAAGCGCTTCTAGAATCAGAATCAAATCCTAAAGGAAATGATGAAGTAATAATGAGTAATTTATTATAGTATTTAGCATGATGTAATAATTCCATTAAATATAAATCATTTTTCCAATATCCATTTGGTTTAAAACAATTATCTAAAACAATTGCACCTGAACCAGTATTTAAATAATGTTCAATATATTCTGGTTGATATTCGGTTTCAATATGAGTGTATGGATATTTATTCTTGTAATAGGAATTGATTTTTTCGGTTGGGGAAATAATCAAACTATTTGCAAGGAAAGTTTCATCATATTTACTTAAAATATTATTTACAATAGTTGTTTTACCTGATCCTCTTTTTCCAATAATTAAGATAGCGGAATGATCTTCAATATCTGATGCATTTAATCTTTCGTAAGTATGAATAGCATCATATTCATCATATGTTCCAGGATCAGACAAAACTTCATCAATTAATTTATTAATATCTTGTTGTGATGGTTGTTCAGATTTAAGTTCTGTTAATTGTATAGGTTCGTTTATAATTTGTTTTGTTGGAATGAAGACGGTATTAGAATCAGTTTGGGAAATAGTAGTAATAGTGTTGAGTTGTTGTGGGAAGTCGCATGACATTTCGTAAAGTTCCCATGTTTTAATAATATTAATATATCGACTAACTGTGTTATAGATAAAACCCTCTCTAAGAATTTCTTTTTTTTCTAATAGAACTATTGCATCGTTAATGAGTAAATAACGACCTTGTTTAAACGTCTTGCTTTTAGAAAAGTCTTGATAAGATAATTTTTCTAGTGTTGTATAATCATCTCCAATTAGATTTTTAACATGTATAATGAACTGTTCGTGTGTATCCACAAACGCAACTATTTTTTTAGAATGATCTTCTTCTTTTATTTCAACAATGGCGTACATATGTATTAATATATAGAAATAATATTTTTTGATAAAATATACTTATACTTAGTCTATATTTATATAATTAGAATCTCAAACTATGATATATAAGATGGATCCAATTTATATGCAAAATATAACGGAAATCAAAAACGAATATACAACATTCTTAACAAATATTTTAACTCCTTTTATATACGAGGGTATTAAGTCAACATATTCTTATGCGATTGATGTTCATAATAAATTTATAGAAAAAGGAAAATTTGATGCTACTGTTAAAAGTCCGGGAGTTTTAAAATTATTCCAGTTGACGTTGAAAGAAATTCCAACATTAAATAATGCTTCAATTGAAGTTGAAACGAATAGGATTAAGTCACAATGCAAATGTGCCGATTGGTTTGATGATTTGGTCAGATCTGTCGTTAAAAGTAATATTATTTTACTAACATTTTCAAATCCTAAAAAGAGACCTGAGATAATAAAAGAGGAGTTTCATAACAAAATCGATATCAAGGATTTTATTCACAAATGTTATATTGAAAGTGCTAGACAAATTTATAATAATCCTGAACTATTTTGGCATGAATATCCTTCTTTAGAAATTAAAAGGAATCAAAGAGAAGCGTGTAATTTAATTCAAAAAGCGATTGAAGAAGCAATTCGCCGAATTTTACCTGTTAAATTAATATTAAAAGAATATTTACAAAACAATTTTGAAGACATTGATAATGATATTACTAAATCGATGTCAGATGGACATTATATGAAAATTCAGTCAATGATTAATAGAGATCTTCATGGTCAAATTCATAAATCCAATGACAGTGTTTTAGAATCTGCAAGCGAAGAAGATTATATGAATGATAATGAAGATAATAAAGAAATTCAGCAATTAGAAAGTAATTTAAATCTATTAGAAAAAGGTATTAATGAAGAAGAGGATTACATGGAAGGTGGAGATGGTGATAGTGATGAAAGCGAATCAGACGAAAGTGGATCATACGATGGTGAAGGAGGATCAGACATTGAAGGAGGATCAGATATTGAAGGAGGATCAGATATTGAAGGAGGAGAATTACCAGAAGAAGATAATTTTATGAAATCAGTACAAAAACAGTTAGAATCGGCAGAAGGAGGAATTAGAAATGAAGAATCATCCAAACCAGTTGAAATTAAACAATTAGAACCTAAAAAAGAAGAACCTAAAAAAGAAGAACTATTGAAACCAGAAGTTCACGTACATTCAATACCCAAAGCAGAAAATGATACTGAAGTAAAGAAAATTATCAATGGAGGTAATGTTTTAACAAATCTTGATAAACCTAGAAAAAAATTAAATGCTAGAGAACAAGCGTTGTTAGAAGAAATTGATAAGAACAATAAACCACCTGCTCCAGATAAAAAATCATATTTTGAACAGTATATGAAATAGAGTATATAGAGTTATTACTATTGAAGATTTATAACGGTTAATTATTATATTATCATTATAATTAATCCTTTTTAAGAAAAAATTGAAATTTGAACTGTTTAGGAGATCCATTATTTCGGATTCTTATCAGTTCCCCTTAGTGTTACGTCAACAATCCCAATGGCTTACCGTGCTGTTCTTACCCCTTACGGCCTTGCCGTAGTTCAGGTCAATCCCATTCACAACCTTCTTGCTGCGCGCGTGCCTTATGGCGACGGTACCTGCCAAACTTGCGGCAATCGTGCATTTCTCCAAGGACGCGCGACATGTGACGCTTGTCGCGCTGCGCATGCTTCGAAGAAGTGTTATGTTAGCCCATATGCTTCAGGTGTTTCCCCGATGGTGCTTACTTCTCCTTCCCCCTCAGTGCAGGAGTGCGCTAGCATGTACTGCCACAACAAGGCCATTACCGGCCAACACTTCTGCGAGAAGTGCTCTAACGTGGCCAAGGCTTGCAACATTTGCAAGAAGAACAAGCGCAATGGCCTTGACAAAGTGTGCGTCGTGTGCAAGAGCAAGTACAATCTATGAGAGTAGACGCGCTTCCTCAAGCTTCAACATTTTTTTGTTTATTAATGTAATTTGTAAATAATCAATATCTCATCAAATTTCAACATTTTTGTTTACTAATGTAAATAGTATAAGTCCATCTTTATATAAATTTTCTCTGTATAATCCATATATATATGGATCTTGATTTTCTTAAAAATCCTATAATCTTGGCTATAATTGCAGGTGTTTTAACCTATGCCTATATGTGGTGGGATAATAAACAAAAAAAAGAAAAAAATCCCAAGGCGGTCATTGAAGAAATCGATTATGTTCCACCAGTAATGGTTGCATTATTAACTTTATTCATTACATATAATTTGTTTGGATTTAATGGCTCAACGCCAACTAATATAACTAATACAACAATCGAACAAGTAATTGAACAAACCAAACCAACTTTACACGGTGGAACAAAATTAATCGAAGGAAATGCATCTAACAAGCCGTTACAAACAAGATTTTCAGATCAGTTAGCTGATTCATTTGACAGTAATACATATCATTTGTTAGGAAAAAATACAATTAAACTTCCCCAGACAGACGTGTTCATTGATATAGCAAAATTTTAAAAATATAATATATATTTAAATGGTCGCGAAAGAAATCAAAATTCTAGGCGGTAAAAGTTTACCTATTCGTGATTTTAAATTAGATTGGTTTTGTCAAAATCCTTCTATATGTATGATTGCTAAAAGAGGTTCTGGTAAAAGTTGGGTTTGTCGTGCAATTTTAAAGCATTTCAAAAATCTTCCAGGTGGCGTGATTATTGCTAAAACTGAAAAAATGAATTGCTTTTATGGTAATTTTTTCCCTGAAACATACATTCATTATGAATATAAAGGTGAGATTATTGATAATATGTTAAATAGACAAAATATTATGATTGATAAATGTGTTGCTAAATACAAAGTAGGAAAAAAAGTTGACCCAAGAGCTTTTTTAGTTATGGACGATTGTCTTGCGTCCAAAGGAACCTGGATGAATGATCAACCAATTCTTGAAGTTTTTTATAACGGAAGACATTATCAGCTTCTGTTTATTCTTACAATGCAATTCCCATTAGGTATTAAACCAGAATTAAGATGTAACTTTGACTATATATTTTTGTTATCAGAGGACTTCTTTTCTAATCAAAAGAGAATTTTCGACCATTATGCAGGTATGTTTCCAAGTTTTGATGTATTTAGAAGTGTGTTTTTACAATTAACTGATAATTTTGGTTCTATGGTGATTGCAAATCGCGGACCCAAAAAAGATCTAATAGACAAAGTTTTCCATTATAAAGCAGACAATGTGAATATTGGTATGATCGGTTGTTCGCAGTTTATTAATTTCCACGAAAAGAATTATAATCCTAATTGGAAACAAGATTCTGGTAATCAAGTCGATTTGAATAAATTAATTCCAGGTAAGAAAAATAAACCAAATATTGTGGTTAGCAAAGTTGATAATTTTAATTAAATTTAAATTTTATAAAAGTTGAATATAAATGTTTAAGTCAATTCGATATTTGATTTAAAGATTAAAGTAGTTAGTATTAATATATGAGTGATAATTTATTGATTAATAAGTAGAACATCATGTAATTCGGAGTGTCCTCAATGTGTCAATAAAGGATATTCTAAGTTAGGAATACAATGGTTGGAAGAAATTGCTAAGGAAAATAATATTCATATTCAACATGCTGTTAATGGCGGAGAACATAAGATTGATATTAATGGTAAGAAAATCAAGGTTGATGGATTTTGTGAAGAAACTAATACAGTTTATGAATTTTTAGGATGTTTATGGCACTTTCATCCGCCATGCATCTGTAAATATAATAAGAATAAAAAGAACATAGATAAAAATCCAATTAATAAGAAATACAATGTTACTCTTTTTATGAATACAATAGAAAGGTTAATGGATATAGAAAAGACCAAGTATAATTTAGTCTATATATGGGAATGCGAATATCTCGCGAAAACATCTTAATTTATACTGAATAACTAAGATAAATATATCGTTTTTAGAGTTGGGAAACGAAATAAGCATTCACCTGTTCCTGCTTACGTTGATCATACGAACGTACGCTAACAATCCATGGTGAAGGTTGAGAAAACATTGTTTCAAATATTTCAGAAGGATAAACTGGATCTTCTTGTTCTTCTTCAAATGTTCTGGGAATATATCTATACTCAATTTTAGGTTTTTGTTCAATCAAACCGGCTTGAATTCTCACAACTTGAATCGCTACCAACAATATTCCAATGAACAATATAATTAATATAAGTGCTTTATACATGATATAATATTAATAAACAAAATTTATTTATTAATTATGATAAGATTACCTCAAAATTTATTTCTTTTCATTAAGATTTTTGTATAATTGTTGAATTCTTGCTAATTTATCATTGATTGTAGTAAGAGTTTGTTCTTTCTCAGCAACTTGCGAATGTGCTTCTTCTAACTTGCTCTTTTCTTCTTTGATATAATTATCCTGTTCTTTCACACGATCTTCAAGTTGACGCAATTCTTTTTCTCTTTCAGTTAACACTTTTTGGTCTTCTTCGTTTTCAGTTTCATTTTCTGAAGCTTTATTTTGTCTATCTTCTAATTTCTTACGCAATTTATCTCTTGCTTTGGTAGCATCGTGGTTTTTATTGCTATCATTATTAGTAATCTTAGCTTGTTCTTCGATAGCGGCCTTTCGAATAAGATCATCTTTGCGTTCTTGTTGCATTTGTTTAGCCTTTTCTCTGTTTTCTTTATAAGCCTTCATCAAGTCATTGAGTTCCTTCTCTTGATAAACATTATCTTGAACGCTATCGGGTTCTGGATCCCATGGCAACCACTTACCAACTTCACCAACAAAGACATGAAAATCAGGATCAATTTTATTTAAATCTTCGGCGCGTTTTTCGGCTTCAGGTTTCGTACCATAAATTCCTCTAATTTTTAATCCTCTTACCGTACAATTTTTAATTCCTTCTGGGGATAAGAAGGAAACACATACCCATAATTGACCTGGGATAGGAGCATCTTCGGCTAAATAATCAACATATTTCGTGGTAGTATTTTTCTGCATGTTCTATTATATCTCTATATCTTTAAGTATATTATTAATCTATCTAAATATCCGCAGTTTATAACATTATTAACAGTCACATTGTGGCGCTATTGGTTTTATTTGTTCGTCTTTATATGTGCGGACAATATTCTTATTTTCTGAAAGGAATTTTTCCTGTATCTGTTTACCAAATATATTTATTCTTTCTTTCAATACATCAATATTTTTTCCACTTTTTGCTGATGTATCTATATATGTAATTCTGTTACTCAGATGATTATATTTTTCTATTTTTTTATTAATGATATCTTGAACAGTATCTAAATCTCCCCAAAACAAATCCATTTTATTTCCAACTATAATAACTTTAAATTTATCATCTAAATTATTTCTTAAATCCTTGATATACGAATCAAATCTATTTATTGTATCTAGATTAGTCAAATCAAAAACAAATATAATAATTTCTGCATTTCGTGTATACATTGGTACTAATGAATTATATCTTTCTTGACCAGCTGTATCCCAAATTTCATACGTAATATCATTCAGTTTTAATGTAGCGAAACTAGCACCAATTGTACTTTCTCCGTCTGATATAAATCCATTGTGTAGTAATCTATGCACTATTGATGTTTTTCCTGTACTTGAATTACCTAAAAATACCATCTTAACTCTTTTAGACATAAAATGTTTTCTTAATATTAGACAACATTTTATATTACATTTTATATTCTTAATTTATTCTTAATTTGTTGGTTCAATAATGATTGGGAAATATGAATCGACAATAACAAATGCAGTAACTGCTACTGTTGCCATTATAAAGGCGGTTGTGTAACTAACAGTGCATTCAGGTGTATATTGTGATGCAATAAATACTGCTGTAAATACAATTAAATATCTTAATAATTTTCTTAAAACTTGTTTTCTGATTAAATTATTCCACATATACTATTATATTATATTTTTAAAATTTAATTATTTTTTGTTTCATCATCTGAGAATTGACAATATGAACCGGATGATAATGAATTAGTTTCCTCGTCGGAATGTGTACAACTGTCATCATCTGAATTATCATGTACATCTGTATCAATACCAATAATTTGATCAAGTTTTTTAGTTAATTTATTCACCTCATTTTCTTCTGGTAATGTGCATTGGGTACCACCAAATGCACCATTTTTAACTTCGTTTTTATTATTATTTATTTTATTTTTAATAATCTTATTTAATTCAATAATTTTAGATGATATGTCTTCTATATCTTTATGCTTTTTGTTTTCTGCTTTTAAATTTTTTTCTTTTAGAAATTCGGAGGCAGTCATTAATTCATTTTCATCTGATCCGAATGCCTTATTTATTATATTTAATAAATCCGAAACAATGATATGTGTTGTATTTGATGGATTAGTTATAATACTGTTTAGTCCTAAATTCGAAATAACTGCAGTAAATACTCCATCCGTTAATTTTGTTATATTATCTACTTCATGATTTTCTTTTTCTATTTCTTTACCCAAATGTTTAATAACATCAAATCTAAAATTATTATATGTTTTCTTAATTGTATCTATATCGTCGTTTACAGAGATTTTTTGACAATTTACATGTGGGTATTTTGTCTTTATGTTTTCTAATTTTTTTATTATTTCTTTTTTTTCTTCTAGAATATCTTGATGTGTTTTTTTTAATTTTAAAAATAGTTTATTCACATGATCCATATGTTCTTTAGATTGATTCATATGTTCTTTAGACTGATCCATATGATCTTCATATTTTTCCAGAATATCATCCTGTTCAGCAAGATCAATTTTAGGTTCTTCTTTTGCTACAACCTTAATATCATAATCAGTTGGTATTTCAAACTCATTATGTGGTATTTGTTCATCGTCAAAATATACTAAATAGTCGTCCATTTTTATATATATTAAATCAGAATTTCTTTATATCCTTTTGATCACGGTTCTCTTGAATTAAATAATTCTTCTACTGCTGTTAATGATATAATAATCTTAGTTTCATTGAACGGAATAAAACATGCTGGTAATGCTAATCTTGTATCTCTATTAAACCAAAATTCTAAAGGTTTCCATATTTTCACATTTTCTTCTTTAATTTCTTGTTCATCATTAACAAATGATATACAAGATACAAAATCATAATATGGTTCAATTATATCTAAATTGGTTATAACAATATCTTTTGACATTATATTAGTATATATAATGTCTTTTTATATCAATTAAATACTGGGATAAAATTCCCATCCTAAATCAGTACATATCATATCCCATATTTTATCTTGTTGTTTCAATTTATCTCTACTCTTTAATAATGGGAAATATTTAATAAAGTCGTCAAGTTCTAATAATTCAAAAATTTTGTGTAATACATAAGAATAACTCAAAAAATTCGTTCTATTTCTGGGACAATATTTTTCAAAAGACGGTTGAATCTGTCTAAACATGAGTCTAATTTTTTCTTCGGTTTCCCTACTAATCGTTGGTGGTGGAATTTTACTAAGTTTACTAATAATATATGTAGTATGTTCATAATATTGATGTAAAGCAAGTTTTTTTAGTATTTTTTTCATGAATGGAAGATCTAATTTTTTAAGATCATAAAATCTGTTTTTGTGTAATTCTGCAAGGATTTTATTATAGACCTCTTCCGGGATGTCAATTGATTCTTTCGTTAATACCTATAATTTCTTATAGGACTAGACTATGTCTTAAATTGTAATTAAACAATCCACTCACATATAGTCGTTGAACAATAAATTTAATTTAATAAATTTTTAGTTGCAAATTATCTTTAATTATATGATTTTGACATTTGTACATATAATTTTCAGGACGTTTTTGCAGTTTGAGAGTGTTGCCTATGTGTTATAGACTAGTGTATTAGTACACTTTTAAAGCCAAAGTTTTAGCTTGTACTTGAGCGAGCCACTCATTTAGGTGGTTCGATCTTTTATCTTTTTACTGTACAATATCTCATACAGAATAGACTATGTCTTAGATCATTAAGACCCAATGCCATATAGTCGTTGAACTTCACTATTAAAGTTTTGCTGCAAATTGTCTTAAATTTAATATTGTTACCGCTTATAAGGTAATTAAATTATCAAGATTTTTTTGCAATTTGACATTGTTGCTATTTTATAAAATAACTAGCAAAATAATGCTTTTATCCCCATAAATTAAGGGATAACCTGGTTTGGTATCAGAAACAGCTTCTTTGTAATTAGGTTTTTCACTATCAATAATAATTGGCTCTACTTCTCCGCATTGTTGACAAACATAAATTCCTTCTGAATTAATAAGTGTTTTATCAATATTACAATTTTCACATTTTTTGATGATATTGTAATTTCTTTTTCTGATACATTTATATTCATTGTCAATTATCGTCATATATTGATCAAATAGTTCAGCCTTATTTTTAATTTTTTCTGGTTCGCTTATAATTTTTTCTGGTTCACTTATAAGTTTTTCTGACGTATCTATATTTGATTCTGTTGTTGCATCATTTGCATCATTTGCATCATTTGCATCATTTGCATCATTTGCATCATTTGTATCATTTGCATCATTTGCATCATTTGCATCATTTGCATCATTTGCATCATTTGCATCATTTGCATCATTTGTATCATCAATATGTGGTGTAATATTAGCAGTGCCTGTTAAAAAATCTAAGATAGTGTGTTGAGGTTCATCATCTTGTTTTCTCTTACGCCTTTTAATTGTTTTTTTAATATATTGTTTATTATTATTTTGTTTATTTAGTAAATCAAGTTTATCTTCATTGGTTTTGTTTTCATCCTTAATTTTTTCATTAGATAATTCTGGATTCATATCATACAACATGTAATCATCATTATCTGCTAGTTCATAATAATCCATAATAATTTCATCAGTTTTGCTATAATATTCTAATTCAGACAAATCATTAGATATATCATATATATCATCTTGTAATTTTTTAATTTCCACTTTGTAATCAGCTCTCTTCTTGATATCATCTGTAGAGTATTTACAACTTGATTCTAAATCATTTAATTGTTGTTGTAAAGTTTTTAATTCTTCTTCTTTTTTGGGCAACAATTGTTTTCTATTTTGAAATGATATCACCATTTTTTTGTGTACATCATCTAACGTATTAATTTGTACTGATTGTTTTGATCTGTTATGTTTTAATTTGAATGCTGACATTAGCAATGTATAATTTTATTATACTATTATTAACGACACCTTTAAGTAATTTATTATTTGGATTGCGTGAAAAGTACTTTCATAATTAAATTTTAATTTTTTTTAATAACATGAAAATTGCAGAAAATTCGCACATACGTCTTGATTTTTAATAAATATATATACACTAGTTCATATGATACAAAATCAAAATATACTATTATTGTATCTGATACAAATAATATCTATTTATAATGCTATTTTAATGGGTTGGAATGTTAAAAAGCTTGGCAAAAATACATATGAATTAACTAAAAAAATAGATGTATCTGATAACAATTTAACAAAATTCATCGAAGCAATTACACAAATATCTAAATAATCAAAAGGTTTAAGACATTTATAAATCACTATTTAATCAAATATTAAGTTTAATTAAGAAAAAATTATTACTAAAGTATAATTAGTAATAATGGGCGGAGGTCTCATGCAATTAGTGGCTTATGGAGCCCAGGATATATACCTAAACTAGGTTGGGTATGAAAATGATTTAATAATCATTAGTTATCTTAACGGATAGCGACATCTTCAAATTCAGGTAAAATTCTGAAATAATTAATACTATTATCTAGTTAAAATTTAATTATTTGAACAAACACTGAGCTAAGTATATTTTTAACAATAAATGAAGTCCAGAGACTATATGGAGATGGAAAGCTTTTCATAGCTTTTTAAGATATAGTCCACCTTATATAGAAATATATAAGATTTAGTGAACCGGTAATCCACAAATAACTTTTTTTAAAACAATATATCGTAGACATACGAATTTTGCAGTTGAAACAATTCAACAACCATTTACTGGAACAATTGCATTCGGCAATCAAGTTAGTGCCAAAATACCCAGAAGTGGAGATTTAGTAACGAATATTTACCTTCGTGCAGTATTAAATAGGGTCGATCCAATAAATTCTAATTTTGCATGGGTTCGACGTGTCGGTGTTGCTTTAATTAATATTATTGATGTACAAATAGGAGGTACAGTTATAGACAGACAATATGGTATCTGGCTTGATATTTGGTATGAATTAGCCAGACAAGGAGATCATGATATAGGTTATGCAAAAATGATTGGAGATATACCAATATTAACAAATTATAATAGTGACATTAAACCAACATATATTTTATATGTGCCATTGAAATTTTGGTTTAATAAATATGTTGGTCTCGCTATACCATTAATTGCATTACAATATCATGATACAGTTATCAATTTAACATTTCAAACTGTTAATAATTTAGTCGTAAGAGATTGTTCTTTTGATCTTAATACAATAACATTTACAGATGCTTCTTTATTAGTTAATTATGTGTATTTAGATACAGAAGAAAGAAGAAGATTTGCAGTTGTTGGGCATGAATACTTAATTGAACAAATTCAATTTAATGGAACTTTACCTGCAAATAGTGATACATTATTTAACATTCTTAATTTTAATCATCCAGTTAAAGAATTATATTGGGCTATTAGAAACGGTAATTATATATCAGATTTATCATTTTTATATTATACAAATTCAGATATTTGGTCCATGACTGATGCTGCTAAAACAATTATTTTGAAGAGTATTTCTATTGGTGTTAATCCCGAACCGATTGTTAACGGTACCTGGTATGAAGTATTTAGTGGTCAAAGCACGACGGTTGGTACATTTAATATTAAAAATAAAAATATCAATTCTGTATTTGCAAATCCAACAAGTTTAACTATTGGATCTTATGGTATTACAAATCAAATCAATGCTGATATTATTATTAATGCAAACGGAACAATTGATATTAGTAATATTATAACAACATTAACTGTTCGTGATTTTAGTATTCCAGTTGATCAAATGACAGATACCAGATATGATGTATGTGATCCAATCATTAATCTGTTTAGTAATTATGGACTTTTAATTGATGGAAGTGTCAATCCTGTATTAACCGGAGTTTTACAATTTAATGGTAATAATCGATTTGATGCAAGAGATGGAAATTATTTTAACTATGTACAACCTTATCAACATCATGAAAATACTCCTAAAGATGGCATTAATGTTTATTCCTTCGCATTGTATCCCGAACAACATCAACCTTCTGGTACAGCTAACTTTTCACGTATTGACACCAGTAACTTGAATTTAACTGTAGGCGATAGTACTCAAAAGACAGGATTGCCAAGTATTAATTATTTTAATGGTAATAATCAACTGTATATCTTCGGACAAAATTACAATATATGGAGAGTATATAGTGGATTAAGTGGATTGGCATACAGTGCTTAAATAAAATTGATTTTTAAACATACTTAAAGAATTATTAATTATAACTAGTATTATTAATAAAATGAGTGAACTAGACTTTATAGAAAAATGTGAAGATGAATTAAACGAACTTGATGATTTTATTGTTCATATGAATAATATGTTTGAAAAAATCCGTTTAGAACAATATCATATTATCAAGTTATATTATGCAAAACAACATTTAGAACAAAATGAAAAAATTCAAAATGAACATGAAATTATTAATTATAATGATAAACATTATGTTGTAATAAAATTAAAACATCTGAATAAAACGAAATTAACAGTTATAGATTTTGATGATTTCGATAAAATCAAATATATTAAATGGTGTTACATGTCTAATGGATATATATTTACACGTGTATATATTAATTGGAAGTTAGAATTTCCAATCTATCTACATAATTTAATTATGAACCAAATTAAATTTACATCAGATAAAACAGGTAAATCAGTTGACCATATCAACCGCATCCCCCTTGACAACCGCAAAGAAAATCTCAGACTTATCAATCAAACTGATCAAAATTTTAATCAAAACCGCAAAGCCAGAACAGTTAGATTACCAGATAATTGTAATATAAAGTCAATTGAAATTCCTAGATCAGTAAGTTATTCTAAAGCAAGAGGTATTGGCGGTGAATATTTTGAAGTCTGGTTACCTAATTTTAATAATCAAGATTTAAGATGGTCATCTTCAAGAGACAAAACCTTATCATTAAAATTTAAGTTGGAACAAACAAAGAAGTATTTAAGATATTTGCAAAATAAATATCCAGAAGAAATCAATAAAAGACATATTGAAACAGAATATAATGATAATGAAATTAAAGTCATAGAAAGTTATAATGCAATAATTAAATTAAGTAAGTTTTATGATCAAACAATGGAAATTAAATATAATCAAATTAACTACTTAAAAGAAGATTTAACCAATTTAACTGAAACAGAAATCAAATTATTAAATAATCTTAATTTTGATATCACAAATAACAACCGAAAAATTAAATCTAAATTACCAGAAAATTGCGGTATTACATCAGATATGATTCCAAAATATTGTTATTATGCTCCAAATAAAATTAATAAGAAAAATCATGTTATTAACGAACATTTTGTCATCGATAAGCATCCTAAATTAGAAAAACGCGGATGGACAACAAATTGTACAACTAATTACACAATAAATCAAAAATTTGAACAATTGTTAAACAAGCTAAAAGAAATTGAATCTAGTTAATTTATTATCAAATCATCATCTACTTTAAGATGCTGATTTATCTGATAAAAAAATATCATATATAAATATATATTATGTCAAAAAAACCTAATACGAAAAATAATGTTGACAATAATGATGATACAATTTCACAATATACAACTGCAACAAATGATTCTTCAAATGGAGACGATTGTAATTGCGGTAATCAAAACGGTACATGTCCATCAGCTTGTTCAACAGGTCTTGATACATGTGATATTTCAGCATTAATTGACAGTATAGTGCCTGGAAAGTCTACAGAAGACGAAAGAACTGGTCCTGTTCCCAGTATTGCTCCGGGTATTGGGGCCCATGCCGAAGGTTGTGCTACTCAAGCGTTGGGTAACTGTTCTCATGCAGAAGGTGCTGCAACCCGTGCTATTGGAAAGGCTTCCCATGCCGAAGGTTTAGCTACAAAAGCAATTGGTATTGCGTCACATGCTGAAGGTGATCCTACTACTGCTTATGGATACGCGTCTCACGCCGAAGGTATAAATACTTATGCCGGAGCATCAGGATCTCATAGCGAAGGTTTAAATACGTCGACAACTGGCCTAGCTGCTCATTCTGAAGGTGTTGGAACTACTGGTTCTGGTAATTATTCACACGCGGAAGGTCAATTTACCAAAGCAACACAACCAGCCGCTCACTCTGAAGGGCTTCATACTCAAGCAACTAGTACAGCATCACATAGTGAAGGTAATTATACAACTGCATCAGCTGTTGGCTCGCATTCGGAAGGTGTTGGTACATCAGATATTAAAACACTTATTAATAACTTTGTTCCTGGTAATGGTACTATAGACGGACGAACTGGTATTGTACAAACACAGGCAATACAAATCGCATCTCACGCGGAAGGATATGCTACAGTTGCAGGTGGTACTGGTACACATTCTGAAGGTATTGCTACTAGAGCTTCGATTTCCGGTGCTCACGCAGAAGGTATTGCGACCCAGGCTAATGGAATGGCATCTCATGCTGAAGGTGTTAGCACGATTGCAAGTGGTACTTCATCGCACTCCGAAGGCCAGAACACAATAGCATCTGGTTGGGGTGCTCACGCTGAAGGATTGGTACAATTTCCTAATACCGGCTCAATAAAGGCTACTGGCAAAGGTGCGCATGCAGGAGGTAGTGCTTTTGCCTCTAGTATTAATGGTATTGCGAATATACTGGCTGGTTCTACTGCGTCTTATGCAAGAGGTTCTGTTACTGCTCAGAACAGTAGTGAAGGTAGTCTGACATCAAATGGTGATGGTTCGCGCGCAACTGGTTCTATTTATGTAAATGGCGCTAACAGTAAAGCAATTGTTAATACCGCGGACAATGGTGCCATGGTTAATGGTGTTGTCAATGTTACTGGAAATAATGATACAAATATTAATATACAGACAGGTAATAAAGGAGCAAATATAAACGGATATGTTGAAATTACTGGTAATGATAATAATAATATTAATTTAACGGCAAATGGAATTAATTCTAATACTGATGGAATTATTAAGATCGGTTCCAATAATAATAGTAATATTAATCTTAATTCAGATGGCAATCAAGCACATAATTCAAGTACAATTAATGTAAGTGGGAACAGTAATACTGATATTATAGTTGGAGCTCAAGCCGATGGTTCATATATCAGAAATTATTTATCAGTAACCGGTAATAGTAATGCACCAATCAATATAACCACTAATGATATTGGTTCTATTATTACAGGAACAGTGCAAAGCAGTGGTAATAATAATAATGATGTTAATGTTCATGCAGATGGTGTTGGTTCTGAAATCAGCAATTTTATATTGATCGACTCTACAAATGACAAAGTTGAAATTAATTCTACTGGAAACTTTTCATTGGTTCGGGGAAATATTAATGCTAATAATACAAATGGAAAAGTGTACATGAATGCAGAAGCAGAAAGTTCAAAGATAGATGGTGATTTAAATGTTGCTAATAATATTGGTCCTGTATTTATGCTTTCTAATAATATTCATTCATATGCAGATGGTTATATAGTAGCAACCGGTAATACAGGAACTGTAAATATATCTGCTACCGGAATTGCATCAAAAGCCGATGGATTTATTACTGCTCTTCCAAATAGTAATACTTCATCCATTTTAGCGAGTGGAGATAGTTCTAATGCAAATGGGTATATTTATAACGATTTTGGAGGCGTTGCAACCATCAATGCTAGCGGAATATTATCACAAATCTATGGTTATGTGGAAAATGACAATGCTAATGCTACTTCATCCATTCTTGCTGTAGGAACTGCCTCTTCAATTACTGGATTTGCTATAACTGATGGTAATTCTGCTTGTCCTTCATCCTTAATTGAAGCCGATGGTAATGGTTCAACTATATCAGGTGGAGCAGTCAATGGTGGTATATTAAAAGCAATGAGTTTAGCTAGTCATATAATGGGATATGCTGAAGGTTGTAGTGGGGATAGTTCAAGTACAATTCAAACTATTGATGGTAATGCTGTAATGGTTTGCGGTGTCACTGGAGCATGTGGTAATATTGCATATGGTTGTGCTTTAGATGGTGGTATCATTTCTTCAGAAAATCACGGTAGTTTAGCTGGAGGATATGTAATTGCGCCATTTTCTATTATTGCGTCTGGTGCCGGATCGCAAGCTTCGGGAATAGCTACCGTGTTTAATTTGATTGCGGCCGGAGATGGGTCACATGCTGAAGGTGATTCGTCTCAAGCTATTGGTTATTCTTCACATGCTGAAGGTAATTCAACTCAGGCTATTGGATATGGATCGCATGCTGAAGGTATATCAACATATGCTGGAAGTACAGGTGCTCATTCTGAAGGCGGTGGTACAATTGCTTTAGAAGAGTATTCTCATGCTCAAGGTTATTTAACTATTGCAGATGGATTTGCGTCACATGCCGAAGGAGAAGTTACATGCGCATTTGGCGAAGCATCACATTCAGAAGGATATTTTACCGGAGCCACTGGATATTCATCTCACGCAGAGGGCGCATTTACAATCGCTGTTGGCATTGCATCACACGCAGAAGGTTTTGGTACAACCGGAATAGGTTTGGCTTCACACGTTGAAGGTTATTATACTATTTCTGGTGGTACTGGAGCCCATGCTGAAGGTATATCTATCAATAATTTACAAACATTAGTTGATAGTATTTTAGGAACTGGTATATGTATAGTTGATCAGGTACCATTATATGCTGAAGGGGATGGTTCACACGCGGAAGGTGGATCGTCGCAGGCATTAGGCGATTATTCACATACAGAAGGTCTTGCGACAACTGCTACAGTTACTGCTATTGCCGCTCATATTGAAGGTATAGGTTGTTATAGTTCTGCTATAGCAGCTCATGCTGAAGGCATTTGCAATACTGCAGGAGGTACTGGATCTCATGCTGAAGGTTGTAATACGTGTGCAATTGGTGCTTGTTCGCATGCTGAAGGCGCGGGTACATCTGATATTGTTGCGTTGGTTAATACAATTGTTCCGGGTAAAGGTGTAAATATCGGACAAACTGGCCCTGTATGTAATACAGCCGGAGGCACTGCATCTCATGCAGAAGGTTGTGGAACTCAGGCTATTGGTACTTGTTCGCATTCTGAGGGTTGTGCTACAAGAGCTATTGGCGCTGCATCACACGCCGAAGGTTTAGGTACAGTTGCTTCTGGTATTGCATCACATGCAGAAGGTGATCCTACAATTGCTTCCGGTTATGCTTCCCATGCTGAAGGTGTTAATACAACTGCTGGTGGCACCGGGTCTCATGCGGAAGGTTATGGAACATCTAGTACTAATTTCGCGTCTCACGCAGAAGGATTTAATACTGTATCTGTTGGAACCGGAACTCATGCGGAAGGTGTCGAAACAACTGCAAATCAATATGGTGGTCATGCTGAAGGTATTCAAACTATATCAGGTGGGACTGGATCACATGCTGAAGGTATTCAAACATATACCATTGGCCAAGGATCACATGCTGAAGGCGGAGGAACAACCGGAGCTGCTGATTATTCCCATGCTGAAGGTTTTAGAACTTTTGCTGGTGGTAGTGGTTCTCATGCTGAAGGTATTCATACATATGCTATTGGACGGGGATCACATACAGAAGGTGGTGGATCAACTGGTTTTGGTGAATTTTCACATGCTGAAGGTGAATTTAATTTTGCATATGGTAAGGCGTCTCATGTTGAAGGTTATGGAAATACTGGTTTTGGTTTTGCATCACACGCTGAAGGTATTATAACTTACGCTGGAGGCACAGGAGCCCATAGTGAAGGTCTATTTACTTATGCGGGAGGTACTGGGGCGCACGCAGAAGGTGATGGCGGCTACGCTATTGGAAGAGCGTCTCATGTCGAAGGTTATGGTAACACTGGTTTTAGTTTTGCCTCACACGCCGAAGGTTGGTATACTGTCGCGCTTGGTGACGCATCACATACAGAAGGCTACGGTACTACTGGTGGAGGCGATTATTCTCACGCAGAAGGTTATTATACACAGGCTCTTGGTGATGCATCGCATGCAGAAGGTTTTGGTACTACTGGTCTCGGGTTTGCATCCCACGCGGAAGGCATATATGCAACTGCAGGTGGAACTGGAGCACATGCCGAAGGTATAGAAACTTATGCAGGTGAATCAGGTTCTCACGCCGAAGGTCAAAACTCATTTGCTAATGGAAGAGCAGGACACGCAGAAGGACATTTTACTACTTCTAATAATGTTGGATCTCATTCTGAAGGACAGCATACCATTGCAAATGGCCCCGCTTCTCATGCAGAAGGTTTTACTTCAGAAGCAAATGGTACCGCATCTCATGCCGAAGGCTGTGGGTCAACCGCGTCCGGAGATTACTCACATGCTGAAGGTATTAATACAATTTCTGGTGGTACTGGTGCTCACGCAGAAGGTATTAATTCCGCTGCATCTGGAGCTTATTCGCACGCCGAAGGAAATACAACTATCGCATCTGGTTACAGTTCCCATGCGGAAGGTATTAATACAACATCAGGAAGTACTGGTTCCCATGTTGAAGGCATTGGGTCGACTGCTTCTGGGTATGGTTCTCATGCGGAAGGCATTACATCAGTGGCAGGTACAACTGGTTCTTATGCTGGTGGTATTCAATCCACTGCAATAGATATTGCTCAATGGTCACGATCTAGTGGTTTATATCAAGGAACAAAATCACAAACATCTATATATCATCTTATGGGTGATTTTATATCTGGTGGTACAGCTACTGCCCATGACTTGACTATTGATGGAGTTAATGTACCGACTATTGGTATTAATGATGTATGGAACATGACAGTCCAAATTGTTGGGGTAGCCGGAAGTAACGCAAATAGATTTGCTTATATTGCTGATTATATGATCTTTTATAATGGTGGTGTTACTACCGCATTAGTAGGATCATCAAGATCAGGTGGAAATGGTACTATTGCAGGTTCAACAGTTGCTGTGAATGTCGGTACTGGTCCTGTACATGTTTCGGTTACAACTCCAGCAGGAACTTCATCTTTCTGGACAGCTACAATTTATGCCACTCAAGTTGGATTTTAAATATTTCAATTATTTCAATTATTATAATCATTATTAATAATTATAATTAATTTCGTCAACTGTTAACAAAAGAAATTTCATCCTAATTTTTCATATTTCGGAACGCACAACAATAATAGTTCAATATAAATATATTTTGGATTCAGCAAATGCAATATGCATATATTTTTTTGTTTTCCACCTTTAAAAATAATATATAATATTTCACAAAACTATAAGAATATTATAAAATTTTTTTTATTTACATATAGTATATATAATCTAAATGGCTGGCGGACTCATGCAATTAGTCGCTTACGGTGCTCAGGACGTGTACCTAGAATGTTGGGTATAAAAATGAGTCATTCATTAGTTATCATTTTTTATTATAAATGATGGCAACATCTTCAAATTCAGATAAACTTCTGAAATTCGCAAGATATATAAAGATTAACTAATATAGTAATTAATATATGATTTATAAAAAATGTATAGAATGTAATGTTTCTAAACCAGTATCAGAATATGCTATTAGAAATTTGGAAAAACAAACATATCATAATCGATGCAAACCTTGTACAAATATATATGCTAAAAAATGGAGAGATACAAATAAAATTAGCATTAAACAAAAACAAACAGATTGGTATATTACTAAAGGTAAAAATTGGAAAAAAGAATATACTAAGACTAACAAGGATAAAATAAATAAACATAGTAGAAATCGTTATAATTCTGATAAACAATACAGAATAAAACGAATTTTAAGAACCAGATTTTATAAAATGGTTAATAAAAAATATAAAAAATCTAGTATGTTAAATTATTTAGGCATTGATATTAATACATTTTTAAATTGGATTGAATATAATTTTGATGATACAATGACATGGAATAATCAAGGTAAAACTTGGGATATTGATCATGTTATGCCGTGTGATCATTATGATTTGACAATCGAAGAAAATATTACATATTGTTTTAATTGGAGAAATCTAAGACCCATGATTAAAAAAGAAAATGGTGAGAAATCCAATAAAATTAATATGATATATGTTATAGAAACAATGTTAAAAAGCATTGATTTTGAATCTTTATATATTGACAATACCACAACAATATAATATATTGTTTTTCATTAAATGAAATGGTTAAAATTTGTCGAATTGAACAAATACTGAGCTAAAATTCTTTATGAATTGAAGTCCAGAGACTATATGGAGATGGGTCTTTAATTAGGCTTAAGATATAGTCCATCCCATAAGGAAACTTATGGAACCGATGAACCGGTAACCCTCAAATAACCTTAAATTGAAAAGGGTTAAAAAGCAGTTAAGCCATCTGCTAGTATATAACATATGTTTATATGCAACATTATCAAATTGCAAGAAAATCTTTATATAATCATTACATAATGTCAAAATGTGATTATTTGGATAACTTGCAACGAATCCTATATTAATTTATAGGAATTGCTCAACGACTATATGATAGTGGGCCTTTTAGGCTTAAGACATAGTCTAGTCCCGATATGTAAATATTGGGTATATCGTTTTCAAAGTTGTCTATCGCAGACACACTAACTTCTCTATGGAGTGCATTGATCTTTCCCTCAATGCTAACCCCGACTTTGGTCGCAAGACAACTATTACTGTAACTCGTAATGGTGATCTTATTACTAAGATGTACCTCCTTGTTACTCTTAACCCTGTTATCCCATCCGCTGAACTCGGCTCCAAATTCGCCTGGGTTAAACGCCTTGGTTATGCCCTCATTGCCAACGTTGAACTCGAAATTGGTGGTTCCCGTATTGATAAACACTACGGCACATGGCTCGATATCTGGTACGAACTTGCCCGTGATCCCGCCACTTCCAAAGAACGCGGTTTTGATCACATGATCGGTGATGTTCCTGAGCTTGTTACCTATGACAGCGCTCCTAAACCATACTACAAGATGTTCATTCCTCTTAAATTCTGGTTTAACCGCCACTATGGTCTTGCTCTCCCCCTCATTGCCCTTCAATACCACGAAGTTCGTCTCAACTTTGAGTTCACTCCTGTGAACTACCTCATTGTTGCTAACGATGCTTTCAAGGCCAACGACATGCGTCAACTTGGCATGAAAGACGCTACTCTCCTCATTGATTACATCTATCTTGACTCTGAGGAACGTCGCCGCTTCGCTCAAGTTGGTCATGAATACCTCATTGAACAACTCCAATTCACTGGTACTGAAGCCGTTACCTCCCCCAATGGTAAATACAAACTCGACTTCAACCATCCTTCAAAGGAACTTTACTGGGCCATGAAGAACGGTAACTATATCACCGGCAAGAAATTCGTTTTCTACACTGCCGCTGACTGGTATGGTGAACTCGAAAACGCTGCTTACAAGATCCTCAGCGAATCAGTTTGTCTCCTCACTGTTGACGAATCTGTTCCTTCATCTGATGGTGATCAATGCAACGTTCTCAATGGTGAATCTAAACCCGAAGCTGGTGAATGGGAAGAATTCTGCCCTGGTACCTTCGGTACTACCACCAACGGTAAGATCCACGTCAAGAATGAAAGCGCTACTAAAGCCCTCTGGGTCAGCACTAGCACTCTCACTGTTGGCAACTACAGCCTCACTGACAAGATCTGGGCCGATATCCTCGTCCCCGAAGATGCTAAATCAGGTGATGATGTTCGCATTAACATCCTCTACACTGACCTCACTGTTCGCGATCTTTCCATCCCTGTTGAGTTCATGACCGATACCCGTTGCCACCGCGACGACCCTTGCGTCTATGAACCCTTCAACTTTGGTATTCTCATCAATGGTGAAGTCAACCCTGTTGAATGGGCCCTCATTCAACTCAACGGTCACGACAGATTCGACAGACGTGAAGGTGCTTACTTCAACTATGTCCAACCCGATCAACACCACACCAACACCCCTGCTGATGGTATCAACGTTTACTCGTTCGCTATTCACCCTGAGCAACATCAACCCTCAGGCACTTGCAACTTGTCTCGTATTGATAACACCCAGCTCAATGTCTGGTTCAAGGATTCCACCTTCGTCACTGGTCTCCCTAACCTCTACCTCTTCAACAACGACAACCAGTTGTATAT